TCCTACCATACCTTGAAGTTGCTGCCAGGTATCTTGGAATTGTTGCTCATTTAAACTGTGATATAAACACTCACCCTTAGCGTAAATGTGATAAATCCTGGACATACAATTTTTTCCTCCGAAAATTTTTTTTAACCTTTTTAATTAACAAGCGCATTATATATCAACACAAGAAAAAACCCTCCTAGAAATGCAAAGGGACGCATAAACTTTCCAGGATATCGTATCAACCAGCCTGCAAAAACAACTCTCCAAAAATTCCAATAGGGTTTATTTTTCATGTTTTTTCTGGTAAACCCATTTACCATTTTCTTTTTTAAACGTTGCGGGTTTTCCATTTACTTTTCTCGTTGTAATACTACCCTCAGGTAATGTATTCCAAGAACTTCCTTTTAATCCTGTATTCCAAGAACTCCCTTTTAATCCTTTGTTCCAAGGAGGTTTATCACTCGGAATTAAAACCCACTCTCCATTTACTTTTTTGTATTGTGAGGGATTAAAATGAGATTTCTTCCCTGCTTTTGTTCTAATACTACCCTCAGGTAATGCGCTGGAAGATTCTTTCATGTTTTCTGCATGTGTCCCCCATCTTAAATTATTAACATGGTTACATTTATTTCCCTTTTCACCATGTAATACCTCAGTATATCCATATGGATTGGGAATCCAGGTTTCCGCTACTAGTTGATGAATGTTTCTTTTTTTACTTCCTATATTTTTACCAGTTTCATTATAAAAATAAATGTTTACGGATTCATACATAAACTCTTCACCGCGATTTGGATTCCCTCTTAACGATGTAGTGAGTTGAATTAAACCATATTCATTGATTTCTCCATACCTCCCAGTTCTATCCACGGGGCGTGGTTCTCTATATGCAATACCATCACTACTTACATAGTAATGGGGATACTTGCTTGGTTTAACATGATCTGGAAGTATGATGGGAGGAAATTCATATTTTTCCTGATCTATTAAAGAAATACTTTCTTTAATACCTCTACGCTTATTTTGTGCCCATCTTCGGTTATACTCTCTTTTCTTATTTAAATCCTTATAAGTCATATTTTTTGGGGGAAAAAATTTTGTATAGAAATGAAATTACAACCGAAATAATACTTGCTAAAAGCAGACTTTTATAGATTAGGGTAGTTAGGCATTTTTATATACGCATCGCCGCCGCATATAAACGCCCCAAAAATCGCGGGAACTGCCTAACACGAACATCCTACCACATTTCGGCGAAACTGTCAAGAACTGTGGGGGCACTGATTAACAAGAACCCCCACGAATAACCCTGACAAAAGTGTCAATCAGTAGTTAGCAAGTTTCATAGAAGAGAAGAACGGAAAGGTTGTAATTCCTTGAGCAGTGTTCATCGAAACGAACCAATAGAATGCCTTTTGGAATACACGATCACCCACATCTCCATGCACTGAGAGAATAGCATTCAGGCGAGATTTAGTGGTGTTAGTCTGCCAACCGCCATCAAAAAGACGGATGAAAGTATCACCAACCTCAGCAATCTTGTTGCCGTGCAAGCGAACAATAGAGAGGTTTTCTTCTTCGTTAAAGTGAACAGAAGTGTTGCCAGATTGCCAGTTCTGGTTATTAGAAATGGCGTCGTTCATCTGCTGTTCAATCTTACGCATGATCAGAAAATGTTTGGAGTGAAGTGTTAACGGAGGGTTGAGTGTGATCCCCCTCCGATGTACTTAATATAGAGCATCTGCACCCCTGTGCCTATATCGTGTGCCGCTAATATAACTGGCACATAACACTGTCATTCCACGCAAAATGTGATAGGAGCTGACAATCACCAACTGATAGGTTTACTTAAGTCCTCCACATAACTATCAACAACCCGCTCAGTTCCTTCCATTCCAAATAACTCCTCGAAGTCAATCTGATGGGGGTTGAAGTCATCGTACACCTCAATATCCAGGGTGATTCTGTAACGTTGCTTCTGAGACTGATTGTAAGAAACTGACATGAATCTGCTCCAGTTGGTGATGCTTTAAGAGTCTAAACTATCAGACAGATATTGTCAATCGCGCCGCACATATTTATGGGCGCGGATCTTAGAAATTGGCAAACACTGACGCTGGGAAAATTACATCGAGGGGTGTTGACATTTCTGAGAGTTGCTGATAGAATGGACGCCAAGATCACAACACCTCAGTACATTTAAAAGGGTATTATTGGGTAGTATCCAGAGAATAACTCTCAATAAGATAAAAAAGCGAAGTATATTTATAAAGGCATTTTAAAACGTTTTTTAGTATAAAATGCCCTTATTTGTAAGTAGAATTACTTACTTTCAGAGGTGAAATCGTTATCCTCTTCTAGTAACTCAGGATAGTAATCTTCGACTTCAGTGATAAGTTCATTGACAGAATACTTGTCAAGATGATCGGACAAATTATCATAAACATATTGATACATTGACTTGTGATCCATACCATCAATTATGCTCTCGATATATGCTTCTTGAAGTGAATCGCGGTTGATGGAATTGTTGGAAGTTTGCATCAGTTTGGAGTAGGTAAAGTTGGAAAGAAAAGACACAATCAGCAACTCATTGGCATGTACTCAGAACGATCCATTTTCTCAGTGTTGAAGTTAGTTACTATTGCACCGTTGTTGATACGAGATTGCCAATCATATCGTGCATCAGTTGCAACAACCACACTGTAGGAACGTTGTCCAGTAGCGCGGAAATACACTCGCTTGATGAACCTTCTGACTGTTCTTTTCATCCCTTTGATTTCATCTGCTTCAGCAATAAATGCTTCGGGGAAGTAATCAACAATGGTGGCAGAGTTGGTGACTTGCATGTTAATTAAGAAAAGGAAGTTTGTGTTAGTGAGGCCGATGAATCAGAACAAGTCGATATTCTTTTCCTCCAAAATCATTCGATACATCTTGCGGGTGAAAGTCATTCGCTCCTTTATATCATCCATGGAATCACCAGGGAATAATTCATCAGCGCGAACTGCAATCTTACTGCGAAGTGATGCTTTGTAGGAAAAAGATTGAATGGTGTTCATGGGTTGAATCCCTTTGACTCTTTTAATATACAGGGTTTAATCCCGTTTGGTGATATTATGTGCCACTAGAACTTTTGGCATACATTCTTGATAAAAAACCTTCATAATATCATCTGCAAAAAATTTACGATCACTATTCTGAATATAAGAATATACCTTATTCATTCTTAGTTCCCATTGATAAAATGGAACATTATCATGACAGTTTTTATCATCATTATTGATAATAAATCCGGCGAAAGTTACAACATCATGCAACATAGATTGAAAGTCTTGACTACGATAATACTCACGGCAAAGTGCATTATATACTTTCACATTTCTATCACCAATTATATCCAACCATGGATAAACTGACACCCGTTCAAAACATTTTTGATCATAATGTTTGCTGTACTTCATATCACTTTTCCACTCTCTTTTCTCACTTTTGTTTAACATAAAAGGGTGATACTTTTCATCCTTTAATTGTTCACACAATAGCACCCATTCTTGATAAGATAACCAAACGTTGCGACGTGTCATGATGAAAAAAGTGGTGTTACTAAGTGTTAAGAATCAGCAGGATACTTCCATCCACATCATATCATTTCGGGCGACAATCATTGTCTTCCCATGTTCTTCAGCGCTCCAGGAGTAAGCAACATCAACCGCATGATCTTCGCTGGTGAAATACTCAGCATCGAATTCTTGTCCCTTAGGATAAACACTCCAGGAAACAAAAGACATGGAATTAAACTCCGTTTGTTTGACTCTTATACAATACACGATTTAATCGTGTTTGGTAAGTGTTTGTGCCACAAGAAGATGTGGCACATATTCTTTACATTTACACCCCACACAGTTGTTTACGCTGACTGCCAGATGCTTGACGGTTCAGTGATACATTGCTGCCAACATCTGCTCCAACAGTAGCACCAGCACCAACACCTCCGCGCATCTTAGTGGTGCGCCCGAATCGCATTTTGCTCAGTGCAGTATCAACGGCCTGCTTATCTTCGTGAACTCGATTCTCTTGCTTCTTCATATCTCGCAGTCGAAAAGATACCTGATCTGCGAATGATTTTTTGAAGTTAATCTTGAAAGATCGTGACACTTTAGTGTTAGTCAATTCACCAATAATTTTCTCTGCTTTGTATGCTTTATCTGCTTCGCGGTTCATAACATCAACCAAAAACTCGCTATAAAGATTCACCTGAATCTGTTGTGCTTCACTACCAATCACTTGGATAGATTTTGCACCGTTGATGTCAGTTTTAATGTATGCTTTTGCATCATAGAACTTTGCAACAGCATTAACAATCAGTGCAAAAGATGTATCCAACTTCTTGAAAGATGTGAATGTTTCATCAACAGCAAGAACCTCAGTTGCTTCCTGCAAAGTGATACCATGCTTTGCACACAGTTTGTCAATCATTGCAGCAGCAGCAGATGCTTCGCCATCAAAATCTGTGCTCTCTTGAAGTTTGAGCATAGACTTGATTTTTGCGATGACTTGAGAGCGATCCATTGGAATTGCTTGACTTGTGAATACAATACACGTTTTAATCGTGTTCGGTAAATGTTTGTGCCACCAATACTATTGGCACATATTCTTTACTCTGACAATGGTGATTCTCGTTTGCAAATGTTATTTTTCCCGCTCAATACGTCCTCAATATATGAATTAAACTTTTCTGGTTTCTTATACTCTCGTCCCTCACTTTCTGAGTCATAGTAACCCCAATCACCATTCTTTTCAGGAGAGTACCAGAAATCCTCCCAATCTTTTGGTGAATTTGTGACATCTTGAATGTTGCTCATAGTATCAATCAATAAGGTTGATTTCGTAAGAGGTGAAATTTGGGTATTGTTTTTCTACCCATTTTGATAATTTATTGTTCTGCGATTTAACTCCTTTTGATGTCTTTGGTTTGGTGGGCATGAACTTTAAGAAGGATAAATGTCCCTCGTCTGTTGTAACTTGAATCTGATAAGTTGCAGCAGTTGTTTTCATGCCCAACCTCCAACTGCACCAGTCAAAATGTTACGATAGTCGATAGATTTAATGCACCAACCTGTGCAAGCAGATATTTCATCTAATAAATCTTCTTCATCATGTACTTCCCACGGTTCGCCAAGTACATCATCATACAATTCTTTCTTAGATTCTTCACTTGGTTCACCATCAAAAGCATCATCAAAATCAAACTCAATTTGTGTGACTTGGAATTGCATTGGTTTGTAGATAGAAAGTTTACGAAGTTGAGCGAGAGTGTTCATTCTTCCTTTAACATGTTGTCTCGTTGTTGTCCAAGGAAGATGATCGTTTGATTGATGTCATTAACCTCTTGCATTAGATTGATCTTGCGAACACAAAGTTTGTCAATCATTTTCTGATAATCTGCAAGTGCTTGTTCCTGTTGCGGTGTCATCAATCAACCTCCAAAGTTTTAACTGTTGATACAATACACGATTTAATCCTGTTTGGTAAATGTTTGTGCCACCAATACTTTTGGCACATATTCTTTACATTTTCTCCTGCTCCTCTTTCTGTTCAATCAAGAACGCGATCTGCAAATCAATTTCTTCTATTTCTTTCTGTAAACTTGTCTTCCTTAATGATAGCTCAAGGATAGACTTTTCAATGTCATAATCTATCATAATCACCTCTTGATAGTAGAAATAGCGGGTTCACCTTGTTCAAAGACAGTATCAACAACTGCCTGAACTTTGCGACTGGTGGTGATGCCAACCTTGTCAAATACAGGGACAACAACTAAACCAAACTGCTTAGACTTGTCACCCAATCTAATAACACGTCCGATAGTTTGACTGATACCAATGTAGTCCATGTTTCGCAGGAAAAGTACAGCTTCCAGTCCGTTGACGTTGATACCTTCCGACAAAATGCTATGGTGAATGACAACAAACCGCTTACCTTTTGTCTTGCCCCATGTATTCAATGTCTCGAAGAATGTCTCGCGATCAACCTTCTCACCGTCGATAATTGCACCAGTCTTGGATGTAATCATCATCCAAGAATAACCACGCTGCTGCAACTTAACACAGAAATCAGTTTGTGATACCAACCCGATGATTTGTTTAGTAGTACGAGCAGCAATCAAGATCTTATCTACATTCTCATCATTGATCGCATGAAGCATATAGTTTGCATCACGATCATAGTTCAATCCCTTCTCTGCCATTTCCATCTCTTTCACTACAACTTTGGGTGGCAAGATATATCCACCTTCGACTAACTCAGGAGCAGGCACATTGCAGATAGTGTTACCATAAATCTCAGGCATGTTCATGCCTGGTTTGAACACTGTGCTGCTGTACTTTGGTGTCGCAGTGAAAAAGAACGCCCGCGAATCTGACTGACTAAGTTGTTCTGTCGGCGCGAAAAAGTTGCGCTTCACACTGTTATGTGCTTCATCAAAATATGCAGTGTGAATGTCAATCTCAGCATCCACAATCTTCTGCAAACTGTTGTAAGTGGTGAAGATAAGTTTTCTACCACGAGTGTACTTACTCCACAACTTAATCTGCTTTGTTTTAGTTGTGCTGAAGAAATGTGTCTCCCCTGAGTGAACATGAAGTACACTGACGTTTGTGATATGCTCCAAGAACTCAGAACATAACTGCTCCGCCAACAAAATACGCGGAGCGACAACAACAACCGTGCGGTTCACACTGTCATCGAACGCAGTCAATGTATCCTGAATCATACACATTGTCTTGCCACCACCTGTCGGGATGATGACAGTTCCCTTCTCATATT